TATCTTTGCCTCGGTCTGTTCCTCACCTCGTGCCATCGAGCGGGCTTCTTTTATGGTGGCTGGCTCAAGTCCGTCCCCGCCCTTACCTTCCTCAAACATCTGAAGCCCACGCTTACACGCTCTCTGAACACCTACGGGTGGAACCATTATATTATCTGCCATCAATCATTCTCCAATGTTACGGGTTTTATTGTCTGCACCTTCTTACCGCCTATCTCGAATTCAAGGTGACACTTACAGTTACCAAGGCAAGGGGTGTCACAAGCTCCGGGGGTCGTGAACAAGTCATCCTTGAAGTACGGCGAGATGCTTGCCAGCCGTGGACAATCTGAGCAATGCTTCTCAGCACCTCCCAACACCCAAGTTATTTCTGTTTCGAGATCAAGATTATCTACCGAGGCTTGAGCCGATATACCTCTCGCTCTTCCCATGTACAACTTCTGGCGGTTCAAAATTTGGTCAAGCATTAACTCGCCGTCCTCATCCGTGTAGCGTCCATCAAGAATATCATCTATAAAGCCTTGAAGGTATTCGGCGTCATCGTCTGCAATCGCTCTGGCGGCTAGAATGTCCAACTCCTCAAAGGTTGTCGGGTCAAGGCTTACCAAGTCCCGCCCAATCCAATGAGAGTTGGCGTTCGCTTGGAGTATAGCATCGAAGAAGTTATCTGCCCATGCCTCAACGTTGCCACCGTTTACCAATCGTTGGGAGGCGTTCTTAGCGGTGTTCCAGTTAAAGTTCAGCATATCCTCGTACCATTTCTGATAGCTCCGACCGGGCTTATCAAAGGCGGCTGGCATCGCACGAATTTCCACCACCTTCGGTATAAAGGTGACTCTCCTTGCGGTGCTTTCGGTGATATGGTTACAAGGCATCAGCTTTCGAGTTGGATGTCTTCGAGCCGTCTAAACTGGCTCTTATCGTACTTCTTAATGCTTCGGGTGGTTGGGAGCGGTGAGGCTAGTGCGTTCATGTCGAACCACGTTCGAGGGTCTGCCAAGTCGTCTTGGAAGCCGAGAGCCTTTCTAAACTCTCCACGGGTAGAGGCTCCAGCCTTGAACGCCAATTCTGCCCTTGTGTACTTGGCGGTGATGTCCTCATCGAGCTCACGGTAAACGCTTGGGTCGAAGGCGAGAAACTCATTTGGCTTAAGCCCTAGCCCTTCATCGGCAAATGCCTTATCAAGGGTCGCCGAGATAACGGAGAGCAAGGATAAAATTGTGTCCTCAATAAATATCTCTCTAGCCTCTGAGATGTTGTTATATGTCTTGCTGTCTGAAGGTAAGCCAACAATCATAGGGTCAACACCGAGCGAGGCAAGAAGCTCGGTCATTGTATGCACCTTTTGCTCAATGGCTTTAATGTCGGTCGGTGACATTGCAACCCGTGTAATCTCGAACGCTCCGGGTAAGTCCATCGCTTGCCCTCTTCGGTCTCTTGAGAAGCTCTGCCAACGATCACGCATAGACTTCCGCTGTTCTTGCGTTGGCTCCATTGCATTCGGGTCTTTTGGCGAGAAGATAACGCCGGGAATACCCATATTGGTCATTAAGGTAGCGGCGTAGTTGCTCGCCTCGTTATCGGTGACCACTTGACGAAGGGCGGCCATCAATGGGGACACCCCAAGGGCTGGGTTTGCCACGTCTACCATGCCGTCTCGAAAGTGAATAATCTCGGAAGGAGCGGCGTAGAACATCGCACCCCCACCGTAAGGAGTTATCTGATATCGGGTGATAAGCTCATTGCCGTTGTTTGGTGTACCGTCAATATGTATATCAGACTTCGGCACAACTTGCCAAGGCATGAGCGGAGCCAAGCCAATAAGAAAGCCCGTCTTGCTACGTCTCTTGAGAAGGTAGGCATTGCCGTACACTTTGAGAGGGCAAGCAATCGCTTTAAGTATGGTTGCCTCATCGAGCCCCGGCATCGGAGCTGTAAAAGAGAATAAACGTGGGTCTGGCTTGTAGTAGTAACTCCCGTCTGGGTTAATGGTCTTTACCGTGAGTTTGGCTTGAGCCACTTTCTGAGCAATCTTGCCGAGTCCGATAGCTACCGTCGAATTGCTTTCAATCTGCCCCGCCTCGGTTCGCCAGTTGCGGTCGGTTGCCCCGTATCTGAGGTAGCCGCCCATCGTCGAGGTTCCACCCACAAAAGGTATGCCCGTGAATTGTTGGTCTCGGTTCCGTGGCTCCCGCCCGACTGCTCTAATTTCAAGTCCAAATAATCTCATGCGTTACCAATTCCAAACATTATTGCTACTCACCAATTCATTAAAGGCTCCCGCCAAAGCGTCCACTTGGTCATCATGCTTGCCCGTGGGGAATTGCCTAAGCTCTTCTATAAAGGCGGTGTTCCAGTTAGCCCTAATAAGAGAGACGTTACCACCGTTGAATTGTGATGCAATACCATCCGCTCTCGTCTCCTTGCTCCCCGTCTCCCTTACCGCTTTGGCATTGTAGCCACTCAAGAGGCGAAGATATGCAAGTGCTTGGTCTTTACCCGCCGAGCCGGGGTCTTCTGGTACTACCACCCGAACCGATACCCCGTCTTGCCTTGCGGTCGCTAACATCCGTTGATTTCTCGCATCGGTTCCCTCTTGGAATCGTTGAACATCGAGGACATAATACCGCCCGTTCGCATCCTTGCCTACCAGTACACCCGCTGTATAGTCTCCCTTTCCGCTACTGGCTGCCACGTCCCATTTCCTCACCCGCTCCACCATCGGAGGCAGTTCCCGCTCATCTATGAAGCTCGCCTTGTCTACCTTAAATATCGCTCCATCTCGAAGGCTTGGGTTACCTTGGAAGAGGGCTTGAAAGTTGTACTCTCCCATCTGACGCCGTACCGCCTCAAGGAAGTTTAACGGCTTGACCTCCGGCCACAACGCCTCGCCCTCAGCCCTTCCGAGCGGGTCGCCCTCCTCTGCAATGGCGGGAAGGTTTATGAACGTCCAACTATCATCACCTTGAGCCTTGAGCCGTCCAATCAAGTCATCATGATGCCAGCGGGTCGCAATCACAAAGGCTTTCGTTCGAGGGAAGAACCGTTGAACCACCGAGCCAGTCCACCAGTCCCAGATGTTATTCCGCTCTGTCTCGCTCTCGGCTTGCATCCTATCCTTTATCGGGTCATCGCATACAAGTAAGGATATAGGGTTAATACCCGTTGGAGCTGAGCCAACGCCACGAGCCACAAGCCTTGCACCGTTGGTCAATCTCCACTCACTCATCGCATTAGAAGACTCGTCAAGAATGTTTAACTCCTTGGCAAGCTCTCTAGCGGGTCTGCTGAGGTTACGGTCTGCGAAGTCTTGAGAGTAGCCCGTGAAGACTATGGCATCTTGTGGGTTCCTCATGCCCCAGTAGATGGGCAATCGGGTGGTAATCGTCTGGCTCTTACCGTGACCGGGAGGAAGGCTGATAGCTACGTTCTGGTACTCGCCTTTTATGGTCTTGTCTACGATCTCGCACAAGTACTCAACGTGCCTTGGGTAACTATAATGCTTCGGCTTCTGGGTCTGATACCACTGACTGAACGTCAAGGGCATTGCTTGGAGGTGGCTCAACAGTTCCTCTTGCTCTTGCAAGGTTAATGAGCGAAGCAATTCTCTCAATTCGCTCTGATTCGGTAAGCCCTTGGAGTGGGTTGTCTCCGCTGGTTGCGTCAATTTGTTGGAGTCCTCCATACTTTCCTAAAAGGTCAAGAGCCTTCATGTACTCGGCTGGGGTGCTTGCCTCATCCATTATCTGTAGGAGCCGAGGTATTCGGCTGTCGAACGCCTCAGCACACGCCTTCCGAATCTCGCTCTTCGGTCTGCCGCCTCCTCTGTTTCCAAAGTTACTACCTTGTTTTAATGCTCCTCCGTGAGCTTGTGGAGTTAATCCTTCACCGAAGTTTTCACCGGAGTTTTCTTGGCTCATAGACTTAAGACGATTTTACCCGCCTACTATTTTCTGAACTCAGCAATCAAGCGGTCAGCAAGTACACCTTGCCCCGCCAGAATCAAAGCAACTCTGAGCTGGTCGCAGACCATGATAATCCGCTCTCCGTCCTCTTGAGATACCTTCACCACGAATACCCCAACGTTCTTGAGTAGACCGCCGAGGTTAAAGCCGATGCGGAAGTTGGCGTTCATAGCTGACCCATACCCAGCCCCGTCAAGGCTCCGCTCGCCGCACCCGCTAACCATCTTTTGATAGCTAAGGCCCAGTTGAAGTGCTCCATCGCCTCGTTGCTCTTCCAAGCATTGAGGTCAACGAGAAATGCCGATACAAAGCCGGACAAAGCCCCGGCAATTATTTTCTTGACTAGTTCATTCATTGTTAGGTTCCCTTACAAGATAGCCGTACATTGTACGGTTACTGTCTGCTCTTTGCCGACATAAAACTCTCTCTGTGACAATTCAAGTATAACCCCTCCAAATTGCTGAGGGGCAAGATTCCACGCTTGAGCATAACTCGGATTGGTTCCCGCCTCGGTTCCATAGGTCGAGAGGTAGCTTCCAGTCATAATACAAGTGACTTGTTTGGTTCTTGCCTCGTTTCTCTTGGTGCGGTATTCCATCTTGGTGGCGAGATCAACAAACTTATTATGCTTGTGTCCAATCCAAAGTGCGTCTACGTCTCCTTGCCAAGCTAACATACGTTGAAAGTCAATGATTCCCTTAGTAACTGGAGCCGCCCCGCCCGCCCCGTGGTGTCTGTACATCAAGAAGTTCGTTAAGCGGGTTTGCCTCTTGAGAGTCACGTTCCAGTACCCGCACCATCCGCCCGCCTTTATATCTACGTTAGGGAGCTGATTGAGACGGTAAAGAAGTATGCTCATCACGTCTATATGATGCCTCTTGGAGACGTGGGCTTCATGATTTCCAATGCCTATAAACTCAATCAAATGGGCATACGGCTTCAAGAACTCGTAAGCCATTTCGATTGCCGCGTCAATGGGCTTGAGCCCACCTTGGAGGAGTTCACGATCAAGAGCGTCGAGGTCGAATCGTTTAAGGTCTGAGGGGAGGATAAAGTCGAATACATCCCCGTTAATCCCGATTCGGCAGTTGCTAGCAGCCATTCTCTCGAGGTCGTACTTGAGTGCTGGCTTGACCATACAAGAGGCTCCGAAGTGGAGGTCAGAAAGTAGTCCAAGTCGGACTTTGGGCTCTTTGGCTGTTATCTCAAGAGTTGTCTTGATATTATTGATGGGTTACCCCCGCTTTCGGTCGTCGAGGAGAATGTCAATCTTCGCCTCAATTTTTGCCACTTGAACGGCGAGACCAGAAAGCCCCTCCGAATCCTTCTCAAGCTGTACGATTCTTTGGTGCAATTTCCCGCCCCCGAAGATACCTAGAATAACGGTTGATAACCAGCCGAAGGTACTTGAGAGAAAGCCAGATAGCCCGGTGAAGAAGTCGTTACTTGGTGGTTC